GCTCATCCGGGCGAGGAAGCGAACCGAAACGCCGCTGTCCTTCTTGCCATCCTCGTACAGCGTTTCTTCGCACAGCGCCTTTACCGCTTCCTCCACGCCGGCCACTTGGTCTTCGTCCCACCACCCATCGGGTAGTTCCGGTCCTTCGTCAGGTTCTCCCCACGCTTCCCAGCTCATGTTGCTTCCTTTCTCAAAAGTCGGTGCTGGCGGCACGGTGCCGGCCAACCCATCCATCGAGAGGGACGCCGCGCAATAAGGCCGCGCGGCGCCCCTCATGTCAAACGTTAGCCGGCATGTCAGTTTCGCCACCAACGAGATCCGACCGGTCCCACATCCCCGGAAGGTCGTCGTGATCTACAACCAATTCCGGCCTACTCACTTCCGGCGCGACCGCATCCAGACCGAACAGCAGCGAGTCAGGTATCGCCACGTCGAAGGCCATGCGCTTGCATCCTTCGGATTTTGCGCACGGCTGCGTCGAGGCAAATACTGCGTACCGCGCCGGATCAAGGCCGGGCCACAGGTCTATGTAAAATCTCAGTTTCATTTGCATCCTCTCTGCCGGCTAACCCGGCGCTCAAGCGGGACGTTCCGGCGATGAAACTGCCGGCCCGCCCCTTAGCTCTACGTTAGCCTTCATACCGCCGTGTGCCGCGATCAGTTCTTCAACCAACTCAATAGGCACGTAGCCATACACGGTTTCTGTCGGCTTCTCCGGTTGCTCGGCGTAGTGCATGATCTCGGTCGGAACGTCGGACGGGAATCCGCACTCCACTTGATACCAAGGACCAAGGTTTGTTCGCGGCGAGCAATACGCACCGTGCGAAGCTTGGACGGAAATAGAAAACCCGTCCTCGCATTCGAGCCGCTTCGCCAGCGGAAACGAGTGGTCGTCTCGAACCTTCGGGTCGTTCTCGTCGCGCTGGCTCATCAGGTATTCGTTCAAATCCATCTTCTTCTCCTTTTCTTGAAGGCTAACTTTTCATTCCACCGGACCGCTGCGCGGCCGGTGAATTCAGGCGTTATGCCTCACAAGCTGCTGCATAGCGTCCGGGTTATGTTGTGCGGGGTACGGCCCAACCTCTGTGCCATCAATCAGCGCCATCGGCCCGGCCGCGTCAAGCTGCATCGCAAAGTTGCGCTCCGTCTCGGCTTTACGCTCTGGCGTCCCCATTGCGCACGAAAAGCAAACCATTGCGCCTTTTGGGCCGTATGGGCGCAGGTCGTTTGTGTTGTTGCAGTAGTGGCATCCTGTCAGCACCATGTCATGTCCTTAGCTAGTCCGCTGCCATTGCAGCTTGTGCACTCAATAATTGAGTCGTATCCATCTTCGTCCCAGTCAAGATGGTCACTCCCTTCGACTATCCCTTCGCCGCCACAAACAAGGCACAGCGGCTCGTCGTCTTCCATGTCTTCTCCATGAGGCATAACATTTCGTCCAACGCGGACGCCCTACGGGCGCCGGTTAACTCCACCGTTAGAGTTCATCTCCTCCATGTTTCTCGTAATTGTCTCGAATTGCAATTTCCGCAGCATCCAGAGAATTCGCCGCCCACAACATCAACCGTTTTGCTGTGTCAATCCAGTACGGATCAGTGATGGAAAAAGTTTTTGCAACGCAGTCCCGCAACTGTTCCTGCAACGGACGATCTCTAACATTTACGTCAACCGGACCTCGCGCAATAGGCGTTGTCATCTCGTTTTCTCCTGTGCCGGCGCAAGGCCGGTTACGTTAGCGTTAGGTGCCTTGCAGAATGGAATCCTGTATGTGTAACGAATGTCACCGCGCGAACCTCTCTTTGTCCATTTCTCGCACAATCGTTGAGCAGCTACGATGTTTATGCCGTCTGTTTCTAGCACGGCTCCAACCTCGTCGGCTTGGGCTTGTGTAAACGGGTACAGCTTTGTATGGCTCGAACCCGTGCTGCTGTAGTACACCGTGACTTCATACTTATTAACTCTCGCATTCATCTCATTCTCCAAAAGTCGGTTCTCGCGGTACGGCACCTAACCCGCCTCCGCGTCCCTCACAGTCCTAGCTCCATTTTGGTCAACTCGTTCTCAAACTTCCTGACCATCTCACGATCAGCTTCCACGACCTCTGGATTCCGTCCGGTAGCCTTCCCGAAATCGACATCCCATCGGGCCATCCAGAGGAAGAATCGGTAGAGTAGCGGCTTCATGCTCTCGCCTTCCAGTAATTGATGAACCGCTTCTGCTGAGCCTTGTTCATCTGCAACTGCATCTTCTTCGGCTCCTTGCAGGCGTTCTGCAACTCTAACCGTGTGGAGTAACTACCGTACTCGTAGCCGAAGAACCACGTGAACACGATGATGGCTGTCCAGACAATGAGACGTTCCGCGAGGGCGGTGGAGCGTGGGGTTTTCATTTGAGTTCTCCTGTAAGGTGCCGCCCACGTTGCGTTCTCACTGAACACCCAAACGGACAGAATGGATGGTCACACAATGGGGCGGCAGTCGGTATGCTGACATAACCCAATGGGATTGTCAAACTTTATTTCGTACAACTCGTGCAGCGCGGATCGTTCGGCACCTCATGGCGATACTTGCAGTCGCGACTGTTGGTGTTCTTGTGATAGCGCATCACCTGTATCTCGATCGAGCCCTTGACGAGCGTACCGTCACGGACCATGTAGCCATCTGCGCGCGGCGTGTTGTTGCAACCGTAGAGAGTCACGATGCGCGCAGACCGCAGCGGACGAAACCCTGCCGCATCATGTAACGAGTCGTCTCAGCAACCGTCTTGGCACCGGGACTGCGCTGTGACACGCCAGCATATTGCGTGACTTTGACACTGACGACCTTGCCGGTCGGACTCTTGAATTTAACCTTGTTCATTTCAACCACCTCGCTATTGTCATAAGATCGGTTTTGAAACCGGCCGCATTGCGATGGCCGCCACCGCCATATCGCTTGGCTACGTCGGACACGTCAATTCCATTGTCTGTACTACGCATGTTCATCCACACAACACCCTCGCCATCGACAGACCAGCAGACACCGAACGTACCTGACGCAAGCGCCAGCCGGTTGCCAATCTCAGACACGTTGTCCCGTGCATTGACAGCCAGCCCCTTCACTTGTTCGTCGAACATGCCTTGTATGGCCTCATCGATCGGTATGTGAATCGACTGCACGTTATTTAACGCAGCTTCGATCTGCGCGTTCTGGTACTGCATGATCTTGCCACCGACTTCCAGCAGGTCGGGTATCGAGATGACAGACCACTTGTAGAACGTCCAAGGGCGCATCGCCATGAGGGCCGCGTGTGCCTCGCTGGTGCCCTTCAGCTTGAACTGCCAACGGTCACGGTCGTCAATCAGCATGAACAGCGTCGGCGGTACCTTGTTGGTGCTCGGGTTGAAGTACAGCCACGTCAGCCACGCACCGGACCGGTTGTCGTCAAGAATAATCTCGACGCGCTCGTCCTTGCTGATCTTGGTGTATTTCAATCCCTTCTCGTACTTGCCGAGCCACATCTCGAAGCTGCCCTTGTGGTGATCAATCCACACCGTATTGGCTGCACAGGTGAAGACGTACTGCATGAGATGTTTGGGCAGCGAGAAGTCGACGATATAGACCGTGCGACCAGCGACCGCGCCGACCAGTGCCAGCAGGTCTTGCGGCGTCGCGTCCTTGCGCATGTAATCCATCGGCACGTAGTCAGCACCGTCCGCGTGGTACTTCTGCCAGCACGCAAAGGCGGCTCCGTATCCATCGGCACATGCGTTATGATAAAGTACTAATGCTTTCATAGCAGCGACATCCATTGCTTGCTGTTATGCAGTCGCTGCGGTAGCGGCGCGATCCATCCGAGACGCAGCAGCATGTCGAAGCCACTGCACCAGCAGTCGTCGTTCAGTTTCTCGGACGTGCGCAACCCGGCATCAATGACATGCACCAGCGGAAGCTCGGCCGTGAAGGTACGATGCGTCGTGAGGAAGTCGGACACCAGTTCAAGGTACCGCATGCACCACGCCGGATCGAGCTTGAAGGCGGGCCATTGCGCGGAGACGACCGGCAGTGCGTTGAGTGCGTGCAGTGTCATACAGTTACCCCCACGTCATTAAGTAAGCTACGGGCCTCTGCAAAGTACCAGAGGTAATTGACATCAGCCGGCAGTGTCGCCGGTAATTCCATGAGCGGCTTGCAGCCCTCGCTCTTTGGTACAGTCGAGCCTGTCGTCTTGTACCGTATCGTGCCGGCACCGTCCGTCGCGTAGTACCAGCGGACGATACGACCTATAGGTACATCACCAACCCATACCATACGTGCGGGCGGGCGGCTCTTGCGCTTGACCGTCTTGGTCGGATCGCCGGCTGCGGCCCATATGTTCTGTGCAGTGCCGGTATCTACTATCAGCACCCAATCGTCCACCGACACCTGCGTGTTCGACCAGACCCCGCCACCCTTAACGTCACGGATTGAAACGAACTGGCGCACGTCGGTGCAGGACAGGATGGTGTGTTCTATGGCGGTTCCGTCACGTAAGTAGGCACAGACCGCATCGACGCACACCTGCGTAGTCGGATTGGGCCAGCCGCTCGCGCTCGGCTCGGGTGCAGCATAAGCGCCTTTAGTCTTGAGCTTACCGTCCGTGGTAATAGCAACGTAGCTATTCACGTCGCGGCTATACACGGCACGGTATTCGGTTTCTTCTGTCTCAAAGCCGGTCAGTTGCTCCCACCATGAGATGACATCCAGATACAGGTCATACTCTGCGTCACGTACCGCCATAACGACGCCGTCTGTATTGGCAGACACGACAGGTATGCCTTCAAGCTCCATCGCTTCGATCAGCATAAGCAGCGCAAGCTGACCAGTCAGTGTGACCTGAATCAACTCAGACGGTGCGTAGAAGATTGAGTATTTGCTGCCGAGCTTGCCGAACGTACCGTTGAGGAGTGTCTTTAGACTATTGGCATCCTTCTTGTTTCCGGCACGTTTTGCTGCAAGCCGCTTGTCATACCAGCCGTGATAGATGTCTTTGAATATCTCACCAATCTGCTGCGGGAAGATGCCTGTCTCGATGATTAGACTCGGGTAGTACGACGCCACGTCTCTGTCTAGCAGACGCACACCTTGCTGCGCAGCCACCAGCGCGCGACGGTTCTCCGTACTGTGCAGCCCGCCGATACCCATCGCATAAGGACCGACCAGCTTGTGCTGCCAGTCTGCCGGTCGCTTGACGAACTGACCGTGCGGATCGAGACGCACCTGATCCTTGCCCCAATCGACATAGCAGTTCTCGTAAGCCGGCGATACACCGCCTTTATCATTGACTGCAAACGGCGTGTTGCACATGGTGCGAAATACATCCTGCATCTGCGGTGTGCGAAATGACATCCATGCTGGCGGGCGGTAACGGAAGGTCGCACCGGTAGCAACCACAGGTATTGTCACCTCGAAGGTCAGCACAGCTTTCATGGCCGACTCGGCAATCTGTGCGTCTGACTTACTGCGCAGATCGATACCGTACTGCTGTGACATTTCCTCACGCAGCTTTATCTGCGCCGACATGGCAGCACCGAGCGCGGCTGTCGTCTCTAGGTCATTGTCGCAATAGTCGCGTATCGCTGGCCGGTCAAACAATCCGATGCTAGTGCCGACAGGGATCGGCAGTTCCTGCATCTTGCGCATGTGCATCTTGCCGCCGTAGGCTTTCAGACCCCCCGTACCGGGCGCGACGTTCATTATGTCGATTGAATCCCACAGCAACAGGTTGATGCCGTAGAACTTGGCGAACTCCCACGGCATCAGACCCTGCCCGCCCGGTACGATGATGCGGTTGTTGGCCTGCCATAACTCGGCAGCACTAGCGCCAGTCAGCGCCAGCGAGATCATCGGGTGATCGTAGTAGTTGCCGTTGAATGTCAGCATCGTGGCGTTAGTCAGCGCCTGCTTGAGCCCGACCGTATCGAGCGGGTGACCGGGAAAGAGTTGGAAGTGCTGCTCGCCCACACTGCACAGCCAGTAGTCAGGGTAACACTCGGTATCGCACGGCACTGTGAGCGGCGCGAGGCGATGTGACAACCAGTCACCCGCACCGCAATGGTGGCAGCCAGCGCCCGCCTGTGACTGCCAGTAGCCACAGCCGCAGGACTCACAGCAGAAGAGCGTGCGGTAGGTCACGCGCAGTCATCCTCGCCGTCATACACACGCCGCTCAAGGTCGGCGAGTATCTTTTCCTGTTTGGCACTGAGCGTCCAGAAATTGCGCAGTGACGGGAGAAACTCGTTGCGTTCCCACGACGACAGATCGCGGCCAACAGCTTCGGCGAGCAGCTTATCGATACGGGCGTTGTGATCAGGTACGGTCATGTTTATGCCGTCCGCATGCACTGTACTTCTTCACGAACAACACCTGTTGTGAAAGTACCTTTGCCAAAGCGAGTGCATCCTTTTGCTGAGATGCAATTGCGAAGAGCTTCACGTTCCTTTGGGTCAGGACACGGGTAGACATCAACATCACCGACCTTCATTGCATCGACACGCTCGGGAATGTTGTATGCGCTGAAGTCATACCGTCTGCGCAATCTGGTGCGTGTTGCTGATGTTTCGACTTTGAGGGTTCCGGCAACAGTTCCGTCCGGCATCTTCACAGCAAATTCACAATTGAGTAGTGTGAGGGTTTTGATCGCGCCGTGCAGCATCTTTTCTTGAATCTCTAGCATGACTGTCTCCTATGGTGATGGGTAGTACGTTAAGGAGAGGATGCTCAGGTCGAACACCCTCCCCTTACGGTACTACGGCTGCTTGCGCAGGCCCGCCAGTGCGGCAGCGGCCTGCTTGTCGGTGCCGTATGCCATCATCAGCAGCATCTGCACGGACTCAGGGATTTCACGCCCCGTCTCGTAGCGGCTGGCAGCGGACTGCTGCACGGTGACACGCGACCAGAATTGCGTCTGGTTCTGACCGAGCTTCATCCGAAGTTTGCGGGCTTCGGTCCCGTCGTTGAAGGCGCTCATGCTGTCATCATCCCGTGTTGGAGAAGCGTTGCGTCAGTCCAGCCGGCTGCGATCAGTTGCTCGTAGCTGGCACCTGCTGCCTTGGCGGTCATGTTACGGACCGGTGCGGCGGGAGGGGGCGGGGGCACGCCAAGGAATGCCGGATTGGGCGCAGCCACGGGGCTAGAAGGGCTCGCAGCCGGCGCACCAATAGGCGGGTACGGTGCTGCAGGAGCACCAGCGGGCGGGGCGTAGGCAGGTGCGGCAGGGGCCATACCCGGCGTAGGAAACGCACCGATCGGCACAGCGGACGCACCAGCGGGCAGCGCGACTCCTTGACCAAAGCCCGCTTCAGCCACATCGGGACCGCTCACAATCTCGACACCATAGCCGGCCAGTGCTGCCATCACCGGATTGAGATACACACCGGGGCTATCACCCGTATTGCCAGCGACGTTGATGTTGACCTGCGCGTAATGACCCGGCTTGAACGACTCGGCCGGAAGCATTTCGCTACCGTTGGCGTTGTAGGTCTTGGGCGGAAAGCCCGAACGCATCTTGAGAATCCAGTTGCCGGGGAAACCCTCGCGGTCTGCATTCTTCTTGCCCTTCTTGTTCGGCACCTGCGAGTCGCCGTCTTCGATCTTCCACGAGAACGTCGGGTGCGGCGCGAAGTTCGGGTGCGCGCGGTTGCCTTCGGCCCAAATCTTCTGGCCCCATTCGGTCTGTGCCCAATGGGTATGGCCGGGGGTCTTGGGGATCGCCAGTGCAAAGAAGTGCTGCACAAGCGGCTGGTTGTCGCTGCCGAGCTTCGGCTGGTTGGTGCGCTGGTCGAGCACGGGCTGTGCTTTCCACAGTTCGCCTTGAACGATCCGTCCTACAGGGGTTGTCAGGTTGACACTCATACGGTATTACTCCTTACGTGGTTATATTACGGTGGCGTATGTTGGCATACACCGTTAGGGTTTGTCAAGCGTTACGACAGAGAAACAGATGATCGGTATGACTGAACAGCACAAGCGTTGCCTTGTCGTGATGTACTGCGACTGTGTTGCCCGGCTTGCGGTACGAATGCCGCCAACCGGGTGAAGCCAAAACACGATCAGCAACCATTTGCCGGAAGACAGGTGTGGTAACAACGGCGACCAGCTTGTAGTGCGGCTTCACAGTTTCCTCACTATGATGTATCCGATTTTTTTTGCCTGCGCTTGCAGTTTTGCAAACTCAGCGGCCTTGTTCTCGCGCAATTCCTTGTCACGAGCATCCTTTATTGCGGCTTCAATAGACTTTACAGTGATACCGGCAAGCTTGGCGTAACAACGTCTATCCCACGCGCCAGTTCGCCAGTCCGTGAGCAAGTCGATTGCATGATTATGACTAGCTTGAAACATCTCGCCATCGCTGGTCTTGATAAAAACTATGCTATCAGCCTTGCTGGAACGAGCGACTGTGCAGTTAGTTAATACCGTTCCGATACAGATAGGAGCTACCACAAACTGACTCATGTCGTACCTCCAAATATCTTACGCGCCTTGTCGGTCGTTGCTTCGACCAGACGCCATTCGCCGAGCGGTTCGTCCGACATCTGAGCCACGACACCGGCCGGCACGCCGAGCTTTACGCTCTGCTTTGGCGTGATTGCACCGGGCTTGCTTACGTCCAGTCCAAACATCTGACCGAGCGCAATGACCTCCGCTATCGGACGAGTCCAACACTGCCTGCCCTGCGCCCGCTCGATGCTGTAGTACGGCACGTTGGTACCCGCCCGGCACAGGTCAAGCAACTGCTGCTGTAGGCCCGTGACACGGGCTTCGAGCATGGACGCTGCCCGTTGCATTGCCCGTAACTCCCGAGCCGCAGCAAGGGGCGGTAGCACCAGCGGTATGCTGCTGTAGGCGGCGTCCGTTGCGGCCAGTGCCGTGCGCTGTAGCGCCTCGCATGCATGCCGACCGTTGCAGAACTCACACCAGTCACCCGGCACACACGGCGCGTCGTCACACATTGCCATCGGTGCAGCCGCAGCCAGTTGCTGCCAGTACGGCTTGAGCGCACCAATCGTCGTCGTCCATGTGCGGACGGTGGTACCGCGATTGAAGACCCGAGGCTGCACGATCGTGATATGAACGGCCGTTTCGTCAGGCACCTTACCCTGCAACGCCTGATAGATGCCAGCAACATAGTCGATGCATTGCCAGTTCTCAAACTCTTCGACGTAGCGATGGCCGAACTTGTAGTCGAACAACCAGATGACGCCCGGTGCAATAGCGAACGTATCGGGTGTTCCCCAATTCGCGTCATGCACCACGTTACTCATCATCAACTTGTCTTCGACGTAGAGCCGCACGTCAGCCGGCACCATGCTACGCACCGTATCGACGTACAGTTCCGCACCGTCAAGCATCTCGTCAGTGACGAGGATACCGTTCGGCGCTGACGCACCGACCTCCGGTACGACGCCAACAAACATCTGCTCGAAGCACCAGTGTGCCGCCGTGCCTTCCATTGCAGGCACGGTATCCCCGCTGTCAGGGAATGCGGTATGAAGCGACCGCCACCCTGCACAACGGACCCAACAATGCGCACTGCTTGGCGGCAGTTGCGCATGTTCTCGGGCTGGATAGCTCATGTCAGAGCTTGAGCGTTGCCGCGATGAACGGCACCAAATCGGGACGTGTTGCCAGTGCGGCAATGCTCGGCACACCGTACTGCTCGCAGGCTTCCTGCATCTGAGCAGCAGTCAGTTCGCCCGACACAATTTTCGGCGGCAGCGCGGCCATCAACGTGTCATACGTGGTTATGGAGGTAACAGGCGGGACAGGAACCGCCACAGGGGCTGCAGGCGGGGGTGCAACCACAGGGGCCGGTGCGGCGGGGATGGGAGCGGTTGCGACTGGCGGGGGTGGAGCGACCACGGCAGGAGCGGGCTCATAAAACGGATGCGGGGCGAACGCCGGGGAACCTCCGACCGGCGCGGCTAGAGCGGCACGAATTTCAGCTTCAATCGGAGCAATGGTCGTGTCATCCACGCCGCGCTTGTAACGCCACGAGCCGTCAGCTACCTTGGCTTTGCTGGATGCGTGGATACGACCGTCCCACGGCATACCTTTTGCGTCACGCTCAACGCTGGCCGCAGGGCTGACCGTAGGGGGTACAGCAGTCGTGACCGGTGGCGGTACGATCGCTGCAGGCTGTGCGAATGCGGTCGTCGGAGCGGGCGAAATATCCAGCGTCGCCACGGGGGCAGTCTGCGGTGGAACGACAGCCGCAGTAAAGGGGGCAGGCTGTAACGGTGCCACCGACTGAGGGTTGCTGCAGAGCGCAGCGGTGAGGGCTTGCAGAGCGGCCGTATTGGCGGCCAGTGCTTGTTCAAGGGACATATGATTCTCCATGTGACGGGTTAAAAAACAGTTGCAACGTGACGGAGATTATCGTACATTGACGGCTTCGTCAATAGGTCAGGGGGATATAAATAATGCGTAACGGTAGCTACGAGGAAGACCGGCTGCAATGTACGGCCAAGCGACAAGACGGCAAACGCTGCACGCAGATTGGTACCCACAGCAACGGCGGCGGCGTGCTGTGCGAGCGGCACCATAACAAGCCAGTGCAGCGCGTTGCTGGTATTGTCATTGAGCCGTGGAAGCTGTCGATATTCAAGAAGCATCTCGATGCGGCTGGTCTTACATTTACACAAACCAAAGGCCCGGTGCCCGGCACTATCCTGCTGACGGTACGGTGCGAGTCGCCCATTGCTATCAAACCGATCGTCGAGGCGGCGCACAAAGAGGCGGGCGGCGAGTGACAACCCCGCGTGTTGTCGGACTGTCTAGCGATCAGCGAACACAACGATGGGCTGTTACGTGTCCGAAGTGTGGCCGCGAATTTGAGCCGCCCACCACGCTCCTGTCGACGCAGACATTCACCTGCCCTAGTAAATGCCAAGCTGAACTGTTCGCCGATTACAACGCTGAACCGCCTACCGTGACGGTGCGACATGACTGAACCGATTCTCCGCGACTATCAGGCCGAAGCCGAGCGCCGTATCTATGAGGCGTGGCATGCAGGCGCACGCAACGTGCTGCTAGTTATGCCAACGGGGTCTGGTAAAACCGTTACGCTGGCAAACATCATGCGACGTATGACCGCGCCGAGTGTAGCCATCGCGCACCGGCAGGAACTCGTCTCGCAAATCTCTCTGGCGCTCGCACGATACGGGGTCAGGCATCGGATTATCGGTTCAACAAACACCATACGGTCGTGCGTGCAGTTGCACGGCATTGAACTTGGTATGTCGTATTACAACGCTACGGCACATGTTGCTGTTGCCAGTGTCGACACACTTATTCGACGCGATGCAAACGACCCACTGTTTCGACAGACTCGACTGTGGGTGTGTGACGAAGGTCATCATTTGTTAGTCGGCAACAAATGGGGAGATGCTGTTGAGATGTTCCCCAATGCCTTCGGACTCTCTGTAACAGCGACCCCAATCCGTGCGGACGGAAAGGGGCTCGGTCGTCACCACGATGGTGTAACCGACGTGATGATAGTCGGACCAAAGATGCGCGACCTGATCAACGGCGGCTATCTGACTGACTATCGTGTCTTTGCGCCGCCGAACGACCTCGATCTGTCTGATGTGAATACCAGCGCGAGCGGTGACTACAGCCCCGAGCCGTTGCGCAAGGCTGTCCATCGTTCACATATCCACGGAGATGTCGTGTCGCACTACATGCGGATCGCACCGGGTAAGCTCGGCATCACGTTCGCTGTTGATGTCGAGAGTGCTGTCGAACTTGCAGCCGCGTATCGTCAGCAGGGTGTGCCTGCCGAAGCGTTGTCTGCCAAGACACCTGACAATATTCGGTACAAATTGTTGCGGCAGTTTGCAAACGGAGAGATCAAACAATTATGCAATGTAGATTTATTTAACGAAGGCTTCGACCTCCCGGCCATTGAAGTCTGCAGCATGGCTCGCCCGACGCAGAGCTACGGGCTGTACGTGCAAGCCTTTGGCCGCGCGCTGCGCCCAATGGAGGGCAAGCAGTATGCAACCATAATAGACCATGTGAGTAATGTGCTACGACACGGCCTCCCTGATGCGCCCCGTAGCTGGACGCTTGACCGTCGCGACAGGCGCAGCAAGACCGCACCGGGCGAGGGGCCGATACCGCTCCGGTCCTGCTTGAACTGTGCCGGCGTGTATGAGCGTAGCAAGGTGGTCTGCCCGTACTGTGGGACACCTGTCGTGTATGCCGGGCGTAGCGCACCGGATCAGGTCGATGGTTCTTTGTGTGAGTTACTGCCCGACGTGCTGGCCCGCATGCGTGGCGAGATTGCACGGTCCGATTCACTGCTAATCCCTGTCGGTGCCGGACCCGAGGTCGTGGGCCGCAAGCAGCGCGAGCACCGCGAGAGGATGGAAGCACAGACCGCACTGCGCGCGCAGATGGCGTTGTGGGGCGGCGCACGGACGGCACGCGGTATCAGTATCGCCGAGGCGCAGCGGGAGTTTTTTCTGCGATTTGGAAATATAGATGTTGGTACTGCTCAAACATTAGGTAGAATTGACGCGATTGCATTGACTGAAAGGATCAATCGTGACCTCCGTAAAACCTAAGAGAACTCGTGCTGAGTATCTGGCGTATCAAGCAGCTTATCGCGAGCGGAATAAAGAGAAGGCTAAAGCCTACGCAAAGAAATATCGTGAGGAAAATGCTGAAAAAGTAAAAGCCGACATGGCGAGGTGGTTGGCGAACAACAAAGACCGCAAGAAGAAAAAAGACCGCGAGTACCACAAGCAAAACAGTGAGCAACGGTGTGAATATCAAAAAGAATACAGGCAGAAAAACGCAGAACGGTTGCGCGAGTGGAACAAGCAACGATATGCACAGAAAAAAGCTGCCGGGCTTGTCGACGCAACCAAAGTAAAAGAGCGGTCTGCGAAGTGGTATGCAATCAATAAAGAGAAGCTAGTCGCGATCAGAAAAAAGTGGGTAGAAGATAACCGAGCAAAGTTGCGTCTTGCATATGCTCGCAGAGATCACGCACGAAAAAAGCAAACACCTACATGGGCTGACGCAGAACGAATGTTGACGATTTATTTAGAAGCAGAAATGCTGACACAACTTGGTTTTAAGGTACATGTCGATCACATAATACCACTGCGCGGGAAGCTAGTCTCTGGTCTTCATGTAGAAAACAATCTTCAAATCATTGACGGTATAGCCAACAGACGCAAAGGTGCCGCCTTTGATCCAGCAACCTTCGATAACACGAAGGTCTTTCCATCAGTCGATATATCGACACTTGTGTTACCAGAAAGGATACAGCGAGCATGACCACACGCAGACGCGGTGCCTACAACGGCCAGATCATTTACGCATGGCTGGTGCAGATGGTGCGCAAGGATAAGGAACGCTTCATTGCCAGACTGTCTGCTGCGGTCTATCGTGACACAGCGACAGGCTGCATCCTGTACCGTCATACTGGCGGCGGTACGCTCAAGGGTTATCGGCGCGTGTCGGTGAGCGCGGGCTTCAAGGTCTATGCACATCACGTCTTCTGGACGTTGGCAAACCGCAAGCCGATACCTGACGGAATGGAGATCGATCACGAGTGCAACAACCCGGCGTGCATCAACCCGAAACACCTGCGGGACATGACACCGCTGGAAAATACTTACCGGAGGAATTATGGTTAGCAGACGCGGTTTCCTGACCGGCATGCTGGCGCTCGGCGCTGCACCAGCTATCGTGCGGGCTGAGAGTCTGATGCGCCTGTGGGTGCCGCCGCAGGCGCTTACGATCGGGCGGTACGATGGGTTCCGGTTTATTACCAGCCCAATACGACCCGATGACTATTACATCATCATGCACCCGTCACTACAGGAAGCAATGCGCGAACTGATGATTACCGGCAGCGCCACCATCATCTACAAACACGAGGTGCTCCGTCATGGCTGAGTCGTCCGTACAGGCACAGATACGACTGCTCGCCAGTCAGCGCGGCTGGCGGTTGTTCAGAAATAACGTCGGTGTGATGACCCGCGAGGACGGTGTGCCCGTGCGGTTCGGGCTGGCGAACGACAGCAAAGCTATGAACCAGACATATAAGTCCGGCGATCTGATTGGCATACGACCCGTACTTATACTGCCCGAGCATGTCGGCCATACGCTCGGCATATTTACGTCTATCGAGTGCAAACACCCCGACTGGAAACCGAGCGATAAGGACGAGCGATACCTCGCACAGTGCCGCTGGCGCGATCTGGTGCTGTCGCTCGGTGGCTATGCAGTGATAACCAACAAAGGAGACGTGCTGTGACACCGCTGACACAGGAGCAATACTCGGAGCTAGTCGTGGCGCTGGAAGTTATGCGTGCTGTTGGTTGTACCGAGACAGCACTGTGGCTTGCTGATCAATGCAGTGACTGGTGCTTCGTCTATCTGACGCAATGGTTCCATCGTATCGGCCCGTTGCCGCCCGGTCGCGACGGTATCGTGTGGTGCTGCACGCTCATGGTGGCCGAACTCTGCGAGGAGCGCTGCTGATGCCCCGCGTCTATAACCGCCTGTCAGGACCGGTCGCGCCGGCAGGTGCGGTGTATATCGGTCGACCTAGCCGGTGGGGTAACCCGTATGTCATAGGCAAGGACGGCACACGGGAGCAGGTGATCGATAAATATGTTAAATACATTCTGTTAAACCCGGCTCTGTACTTTGCAGCCAAGCATGAGCTACGCGGCAAAGACCTTGTGTGTTTCTGCTCACCACTCGCCTGTCATGGCGACATTCTTCTGAGGATAGCAAATGAAAGTTAAGCAGGTATGCATACCATGAGCCACTCTCGTACCGACGACCGACGACAGGTCATCCTGTCCGCCGCGCTGCGACTGGCAGCCGATGTCGGCTATCTGCGCGTGACCCGTGATGCGGTGGCACTGGCTGCGGCGTGCAGCCCTGCCCTCGTGTCGCACTGGCTAGGCACCATGCCGCAGATGCATCGTGCCATCATGGGCGAAGCAATCCGCACCAGCAATCTACGTGTCATAGCACAAGGTCTGGCCCACGGTGACCGCCGCGCACGTAACGCACCATTGCTACTGCGTGAGGCGGCGGCTGCATCGCTGAATGCTCAGTGACGGCCGCTGCTGTGGACGAGGCGCTGCGCCTCGCGGCCGGTGGCATACCTGTATTCCCCTGCTATCCAGAGGGGCATGGGTCACGACCTGACGGACGACCCTACTATAAGAGCCCGCGCATTGCAGGCTGGCAGGTCTATGCGACGACCGATCTGGCTGTCATACTCGGGTGGTGGCAGCAGTGGCCCGACGCACTGGTGGCGGTGCCGACCGGCGCTCGGAGCGGACTGTACGTGCTCGATCTGGATGTCAAGCCTGCCGAGGGCATCGACGGCCGCGTGACGGTGCAACCGTTACAGCCACCCGTTACGCGCATCAACCATACGCTGACGGGCGGGCAGCACCTGCTGTATCGACTGCCAGAGACAGGTGAAGCCAAGACGGACGCCGGCATGCTCGGTACGGGCATCGATCGTCGCGGTGACGGTGGCTACATCATCTGGTGGCCGGCGCATGGCGGTGCCGTGACACATGCAACACTGGCGGCCTGTCCGCAGTGGATGGTGGGCAGCGCGACACGTGATGGCATGCCTGACGATACGCTGCCACCGATGGGGCTGACCGAGCACGACATGCACGACTTGTTGCGTCGGGTGCAACCGGAGCAGATGTCTAGCCGTAGCGAGTGGCTACGCGTGGGCATGGCGCTGCATCACGAAACGGGCGGCAGCGAGGCTGGCCTGACGATGTGGGATGCGTACAGTATGTGCTGGCCGAAGTACGAAGGGCGGCAGGTGCTTGAGCGGGAGTGGGGTACGTTTGGTCGCACGGGACGTGTAGCCGTAACGATGCGCAGTTACGTGCCGACCGGGTGGAAGAGTGTGCCGCCAGAGACAGCTTTTGCGGGCGGGGTTGTGACCATACAACCCGGCGCGACCTACACGGCTGTCACAGGAATACCATTCTTCGTGCCGAACCTGCCGCAGGCTGTACGCGATGCTCGTGACGGCACGGCTACCACCCGACCGCTGACTGAAGCCGGCAATGCCATGCGTATGCATGACAAATACTCTCAGGTCTTACGGTACGTGGTGGAGCTTGACTCATGGCTGTACTGGCATGACGGTACATGGATCGGTGACGACAAATCAGCCGCCGTGCTGCATCTCGCTCGTCTGCTGCATGACGACGTGTATGCAGAGGGTGGCACCAATGTCACCGAGTCCATGACCTATGTCAAATGGGCACGCAAGTGCGGTGAGCTACGGACAGCCACCAATACAGTCAAGCTGCTGGCTCTATATCCAGACATGCGAATCAGCGCGGCAGACCTGAATACCAATCAGATGCTGGCGGGGCTGGATGGTGCCCGGCGCGTGCTGGACCTGCGGACAGGACATGTACGCGCAGCCATGCCGGATGATCTGATTACCAAGTCACTCGGTGTGCGTGGTGTGGGTCGTGTGGATGGTAGCAGCAGGTGGCAGTCGTTCGTGTCGGAGATATTCTGTGGTGACCAACATCTAATCTCGTGGATGCAGCGCTGGTGTGGTTATTGTCTGACGGGCTCCACCTGTGAAGAGATAATGGTGTTTGCATATGGGATGGGTCGCAACGGGAAGGGTACGTTCTTTGAATCCATAGCTCGTGTGCTCGGCGAGTACGTTGCAACCGTTCCAAGCTCTACGTTTGATGCGGCGCATGGAGGGGGCGGAGAGGGGGCGACGCCGCAACTGGCAAAGCTGCAGGGCGCGAGGATGGTGCTCTCGTCAGAAACCAACGCCGATACGCCGGTCAATGAATCGCTGATCAAGAGCATGACCGGTGGCGATGCCATCACGGCCCGCCCGATGTACGCCAGCCCGATCACGTTCTATCCGCAGTTCAAGATTACCGTACAGGGAAACCATAAGCCGATGATCCGGGGGATGGATGTCGGAGTCTGGTCGCGGATCAAGCTGGTTCCGTTCCTGCGCATCTTCAGCGACGAGGAACGGGACAGGAGCCTCAAGGCGCGGTTTAAGGACGAGGCGGAACATATCCTCGCGTGGATGCTGGAAGGCTGCCTGCGGTGGCAACAGATAGGCCTGTCGGACGTTCCTGTAGCAATCTCTTCGGCGACCGCCGAATACAAGGACGAGATGGACATCATGGGTGAATGGGTTCGCGAACGCTGTATCGAAGCATCGGATGTATCTGCGATGGCGTCCGTTCTGTACGCATCGTATCGCGATTGGGCCGAAAAGAACGGACATAAGTATCCGATGACCGCCCAATCGTTCGGTCGTAGGCTATCGGATAGAGGGATGCATCGCCAACGGATCGCGAACGGATCGCTATGGAAGGGGATACGTATCTCGATATAGGTCAAATTGCAGACTTTTGCACATTTTGGCTGTTTCCAAAGACTCTCTCTAGGAATGGGTGTTTTCTCTCTCAGTGCTGTTTTCTCTGCCATATCTGCCATATCTGCAAGGAAGTAAATAATATCAATAACTTATATATAAATATCTGCAATTTATCTGCAACATAACTGCAAGGAGTAAAAATGAGTGGAATCGGGATTAGAGCTACAGATAATGGATGTATCGCCTTCGATCTACCGGATGCAAAGGTTACGATCGAGATGCAGATCGAAGAGGCTGTACGGTTTGCATGTCGGATCGGAGAAGTTGCACAGATCGCAGCGGCACAAAAAGGAATGGCCTTGATCATCGATCAGGGAGGGGAGCCGAAGCTCGTCCATGAATCGGTGCTCAAGGCCATTGAGGAGGGGATGGATGTCGTGTTAGGGGGTGAGGTAGTGCGTCCCGTCAATCGGACGGTAGGCGCCCCGGACGATGCCGTACCGGTCGGAGAAGAGCAGAAGACCTGACGACGAGATCAGACAGATGAGCGGGCAGAACAGGGTCAGCCGATCGACCCATTCTGCCTCGCTTACAAGGTTGCGGGTAATTGCTGGACTCGTACCGTGTAGCCGAGCGCCTTGATATCGTCGATCTGCCCCGGCGTCAGCGTCTCCTGTCGGCACAGCTTGGCAAACAGTATCGCCTTCGGACAGATCGGGTAGATCAGCGTGCGGCCGTACTTGCGTTCGATTTTGATCGTGATTTCTAACATTGCAGTTTTCCTTTACGTAGAAGTAGGTGGCGGGCGGCATGGCATTCGTTGCGTCAGCCGGTGCCTTGCAGGGATGGTCGGGCCCGTAGGGAATGAAGACCGTGTTGCCGAGAACGATGATGCCGTGTGTCGTCGGTTCGTCAATGACCGACTGCAGCATGTCCTGCATGTCGGTATCGATCAGTACCATCAAATCGCCATGAGTGATGGGCTGCATTACACAGGCTCCTTTACAAAAACATGGACGACCGTGCGGCCGCCGTGGATGTGTGCGGTGCCGACATAGCGGCCCGCGTCGTCAGGAATGCTGTCGCCCGTCGAGAGACAGGTGACCTGCCACTTGTGCAGCAGTAGCATGCCTGATGGGCGTATCAGCCAGAGCGTTGCCGCGCCGTCCTGTTCATGGACGTGCGAGACGAACGCGCCGGCCGGTACCTCAATCGTCTGGCGTCTGACCGGATCGAGACGGTACTTGATGATGCGGGCTGTCATAGCGGCTGTACCTCGCTGGCATAATACACGCCGACGCTGGCGGCCTTGTCTTCCAGCACGCCTTTGCGATGGTGCGCGTTACCGTGCTTGGCTATGCAGGCATCCATCGTGGCCGTCAGCTTGCGCTGTGCTGCGTCCGACAGCGTCAAGGTCATGCCGGACCGACGCAGGCCGACAGCGAACGCTTTGTAGAGCGTCTCGGTATAGACGCCGATGTCGGCACGGTCGGTGACAATCTCGACGGGCTCTGTGGTCCATTGCCAGCCCGGCGCTGTGGTGGGTTCGCCTGTGGTGGTGCGCGCGGGAGTGAAAGTTCGGTTGCCGGCGCTGCGCAAGTCGCGTGACTCCCATATCGCGACGCCACCGCGATTGGTCAGCCAGTCGAGCAGGCGCGGCGCTTCGGCTGCGGTGACTTCAATTTTATACATGGTGGTTCTCCTGTTGAAATTCACGGAAGCCAATATTGAAGGCGATGGGATCGTGCTTGCGTACCCATTCTCCATACTTGGCGTTGTCTGGCACGCGACCGCCTTCTGACTTCAGGTCATCACGAGGCGTGCCGACCTCGTTGAGCCATTCGACGTAATCCTTGCGGGTCATTGCTGGTACCTCGCGAGTAATGCACGTGCCTTGTCGGCTACCGGCAGCAACTCCGCTTCCATGCCGCGCAGGTGTGCGACGGTTTCGACGGTGAATGTCATTGCGACCAGCGTCTCCTGCATGTCGCGGAGCAGGGTGACAATTTGCTGGCAGTCGTGCGGTGTGAATACGCCGCCGCCGATAACAACCGACTGGCCGTTATGCCCGGCATGCTTCAGGTTTGCTAGAAATGTTTTCATGGTTGTCAGTCTCCTATCGTGTAAAAGGTTTGTTCTGCTTCGTCGGTCCAGATGCGGTCCGTCTCGCCTGACCGGATGTCGCCGCTGATCAATTGTATAAACAGTGCGTTCAATTCCGTGTCGGACCATGCGGCAATCTCTTCGTCAGACCATGCGCCGAAACCTTTGACGTGAGCGCGGAACTCGTCGCGATCGTCGTCGTTGTTCAGCAGGTTGTAATCGGGCGCGTCTTCCACTGCGGCCTGCCACGTATCGCGGCCGGCGTTCGCGCCGATCTCCATGACGCTTGCGCTGTAGTCCATCGGCGCGGCTTCGTTGTAGAAGCGGGTGATGTTGATGTCGTTCATGATTAGCGGCTCTTGAGCTTGCGGGCCACTTCGTCACATTTGAAGCATGGCGAGTTGTTGCTGACCTGCCATTGATGTGTGCGCTTGAAAGAGGCTAGTGTTGTGCAGCCGTTCTCTTGTAAATGCTTCAGCAAACGCTTGCCGATCTTTTCCTTCCATGTCTTTGCCATTGCGGTTCTCCTTGTGTGAGTGAGTACATGGCAGCCCCCTGTCACGGGGCTGCACTGAGTCACTGCTTAGTTGTTCAACAACTCGCCGGCCTGCCGTTCCAGTTCAACCCGTGCGTCCTGATGCTGGACGTTGCGGGCCTGCGCGGTAACGGCCGTCACGACATCCCAACGAGATTCGATCGGGCGGCCCTCTTCAGCGTAGTGCGTGGCCTGCAGCGAATCGACCATGCGCTTGCCGAAGCGTTGCGCAAGGAACTCATTCACCTTGTCATCGAGCTTGTCCTTGCGGGCATCTTCGATCGCGGCGATGACGCTGCCGGTGCTGCTGCGGCTGTACGCTTCGAGGGCCGGCACAATCTCGCCGATCCACTTGTCCGGTGCGCTGGCCGTGTGGCGAATGCGGACCTCTTGAAACTCCTGCGCGCCCCATACGATGCGGTTGCAGCAGACGTAATCGAAGAGGAACGAAGCCATGCCGAAGGTTTGCGATCCGACCTCGCTGTTCCAGAAGAAAAAGCCCCGAGCGAGGCTGCCGGCTTCGCCGTTGCGGCGATTGGGCAGTTCGATGCGGTGCTCTTCGTCGGCGAGGAACACGAACATGTCGCGATCGCCTGCAAACAGCGTGGTGTTCTCCTTGGTCACTTCGACCTGCTTGCCGAACTCGCCCGGCACCCTGAAGTCGCCGGTTACGCCATCGCCGAAGTGACTGACCAGCGAGCGGGTGATGTCGTCGTTCCAGATGCGGCCGTAACGCGGACCAGTGGCCGCCTTCAAGACGCTGCTGCCGTTCTTGTAGAGCAGGACACCGACATCTTCGATGTTGCGCTTGAACTGCAGGCCATAATTGATACAGTCGGCAGCGACCGGGCTCGGCAGGGTGCGCAGGTAACCGGCCGGTGCTTCAGCCAGTTGCGCCAGTTGTCCGAACGACCAGTGCGTCGGTGCGAAGCCGTGGCCTGTCGGCCCTTGAATCAGCAGACCCTTATTGTCGGCATCGGGTACTGCGTTGAGTTGCCGCGACGAGACGACCGCTTCACGCGACTGCATGCGCTGCTGGCGGAAGTGATCCTGCATGTCGAGCAGGCTGGTGAAACGTTCGTCGGCGGGACGGGATGCCCATTGAGCTGATGCTTGCATGAGTGTTGCCATGATGTAAATCTCCTATGCGGGGTATCCGCCCGCTACGGTTACGGCAGAGTTGCCGGGACAGCCGCCTGTCACGCGGCTGTGGCTGCTACTCTTGCGTGAGGTACGCGCCGAGCCAGACTGCACCCGGTACTTGTGGCGCGTACATCTTGATGTCATATTCGGCATCCTTTGGCACCGGCACGTAGAACAGGTTGAACTGGTAGCCGTCTTTCTTCATTGTTTTGATCAGGTCATCCAGATCAGTACCGGTGCGCCAGTTGGCGATTGACGATGCAAAGAAGTGGCTGGTCGCTGGTGCTTGATGTGACGCGCGTTCCATTGTGAATTTGAATTTCATACCGTTACCTCCTGTGGTTTGTGACAAAGACCCCGATCGATCAGGGCGGCAGCGGTGCGGCCGTAGAACCCTTGCAGGCTCCATGCCGCGCCCGTGTTGATCAGGTGCTGGAAGGCTTCGATGATTTCCTCTTCGGTGTGCTCTTCACCGTCAAAGCCTTCGATTGCAGCGCATGCGTCGTAGTCGGTCATGGCAGCAGCGCCTCGAAGAATTCCTGCGGCTTGGTGCCGCCGAAGCTACCGTACATCTCGTTCAGCAACTGACCGCAGTGCTTGCTGGTGGTCACGCTGAATTTCTTTTCCGTCTTGTACGTCACGCCATCGACTTCAGCGACGACGGGCGTCTTGTATGAGAAGCCGATCTTGTTGCCGTTGCTGAGTGTGAGGATGGTGCGGTTCGACCCTACTTGATTGAGTTTCATGGTCTGTATCTCCTGTGAGTGGTGGTTGGGTGTTACGACTTGATACTTGCTGGCGAATGCTCAACCAGCGCGTGGTCTGCTTGCTCTTTGGTCAGGTGTTGCGAAACCAGCATTTCGGTTTTCCATACCTTGCGTGCGCTGTCGCCGAACTTGGCGAAGTCGATCGGGTTGGTGTGAAAACGTCCTTGCACAACGTGCCACGGCTTGCCTATCGGTGAGCGGTTGCGTATGACTCGCAGCATGGTCTGTATCTCCTGTGAGTGGTGGTTGATTCCACCGCAGCAGCGTCCGCGTGTGCAGGCGCTGCGTCTGTGGTTATCTGCCGCTATGTCGCCACGGCGGGCGGCTCAGAGAGCTTGCAGTTGCGGGCCGTTGCCTCGTGTCACCTTGCGGTGTGCTGGACAGCCTTGCTGGTTCTGAGCGGGCGACCTTGCGGCCTGATTTGTAGAGCGCCTTGCACGTGTTGCTGGTGGTCCCTTGCGGCGCTTGATGCATCCAACTGACGCCATCATACAGACCTTCATTGGAGCTGTCAAGGATTATTTTGACAACCGATAAAAATGTGGGCACCCTATCGCCGTCGCCTAACCGATTGAGAAAAACTATGGACGCTTACTGCATCAAACTTTGCGTATCGCCTGCTGGTATCACGGTTGGTACGGAGCCGATGGCTGAAGAGATGGGTGAGCCGCAGGGCACGCCGGTCAAGTCAATCGAAGAGGCGCTGCAGCAGGTGCAGGCGATCTACTCGCAACAAGGTGAAGACCCGGCTGCTGCTGAAGCGCAGGGCGACAAAGACTTCACAAGCGGCTTTGCTTGAGTAACTGATCATGGCGCGAGGACGCTTCACTGATGACGAGAAGGCGCTCTACATGGCGCTTGTTTGTCGATCCATGAAGGATGGATTGAACGAACTTGCGGCCTGTCGGATGCATGGTATCGATATGGCGTCGATACGTGACTTTACCGAACAAAACGCAGAGTTCCGCCAGATGTATGAGGGTGCGCGTGAGGCGCTGATTGATCACTGGCGGATCGAACTGATCGACATTGCCGACAACGAGCACGTAGGTACGATCCGCAAAGACAAGATACTCGGCTCCGAGATCGAGACGCGTGACATGACCGATCATCGCCGGCTGCGCATCCAGACCCGGCAGTGGTTGCTGTCCAAGCTGCGACCAAAGCAGTACGGCGACAAGATGGCGCTCGGTGGCGCTGATGACCTGCCGCCCATCCAGAGCAAAGCAGACGTGACGCTCGCTCCTGAAGATGCCTACAAACAGATGATCGGGATCGGTGGAAATGGGCGCACCTGACATCAACTGGCGTGATCCAGATTATGACCTTGTATTTAGGTCACGGATTGAAGCTATTGAGCGGCTGCGAGCGAAGCCAGAATTGGTGCCGGCCGTGCTTGAGTTCTACAAGGACAACCCTGTTGCGTTCATCACTGATTTTGGGATGACGTTCGATCCGCGTATGGCCGAGATCGGCAAGCCCACGATGGTGCCGTTCGTGCTGTTTCCCAAACAGGTCGAATTTATCAACTGGCTGTACGCCAAATGGCGCGGCCGGTCTGACGGTCTGGCCGAGAAGTCCCGCGATATGGGAGTGTCATGGCTCTGCTGTGCGTTCGCCGTCTGGATGTGGCGCTTCCATCAGGGCACGGTCGTGGGTTTCGGATCACGCAAGGAAGAGTACGTCGACAAGCTCGGCGATCCGAAATCGCTGTTCTGGAAGGTGCGCCAGTTCATCGGCCTGCTGCCGCAGGAGCTACGGCCGCGCGGCTACGACGAGAAGCCGCACGCGCCACACATGCGCATCCTGAACCCCGAGAACGGCGCGGTGATCGTCGGCGAGGCCGGCGACAACATCGGCCGAGGCAATCGAACATCAATTTACTTCAAGGACGAATCGGCGTTCTATGAGCATGCTGAGAGCATAGACGCTGCGCTGTCACAGACCTCGAACTGCAAGATCGACGTGAGCACGCCGAACGGACCGGGCAATGCGTTCTATCGTAAGCGGCACGGCGGCAAGGTTGATGTGTTTATATTCGACTGGCATGACGATCCGCGCAAGGACGAACAGTGGTATCGCGAGCAGTGCGGCAAGCTCGATCCGGTGATCGTTGCTGCCGAGATCGACCGCAACTACGAGGGATCGATCGCGAACAGCTTTATCAGCGGCGATCTGGTGCGCAACGCCATGTCGCGCGGTCCGGCTGACGTGCAAGCAACGGGCGGTCTGATGGCTGGTCTGGACGTTGCGCGCTTCGGTGACGACAAAACGGTGCTGACGTTGCGTCGCGGCCGGGTGCTACTCAAGCAGGTCGTGTGGGCCAAGCATGATTTGGTGCAGACGGCGGCCAGAGCGCGTAATGAGATTGCCGCCTACAACATCAAGCTCGACCAGATGGCCGTTGATACGATCGGCATCGGTGCCGGTGTGGCCGATATGATGCGAGCATGGTGGCCGGACAAGGTGGATAACCGTACCGGCCGCATCACAAAGACTGTGATTGATGTCAATTCGGCAATCCGCATGGACGACGGACAGAACTACAACCTGCGGGCCAAGATGGCAACCAGTGTCCGTGAGTGGCTGATCGGTGCGTCGATACCGAACGATCCTGACCTGATGACCGATCTGACGGCGCTGCAGTATGGCTATCGGGCCGGCGAACTGCTGCTTGAATCCAAGGACGATGCGAAGCGGCGCGGCATCAAGAGCCCTGACCGTTTCGACTCGCTCGCTCTCACTTTTGCTGTACCGCCTGCTCCTGTAGTTGAGGACAAGCTGCCTGTTGTTCCATCGTATCAACCGCACGCGCCCGGCTCGGGTATGTAACCAGAGGAGTATGACAAATGACTTGGACAATTACAGGACCGACACAGATCAGCGAGGGCGATGGTAGCGCGCGTCTGATCGCTTGGACAGGTGGTGCAACGGCTGACGGTGCCGCTACTGCCGTCGAGTTGCCTGAATGGGCTGACAACTGCGTGCAGATCATCGGCACGATCGGTGGTGCAACGGTCGTGATCGAAGGCAGCAATGACGGCACGAACTACAACACGCTGAACAATGCGCAAGGTGCTGCTCTGAGCTTCACGGCGCTGACCGACGCGATGAAGCAAATCGTTGAGCGGCCGCGTTACATTCGGCCAAAGATTACCGGTGGCGCTGCGACTGGCATCGGTGTCTATCTCCTGATGCGTCGCGCCAATCCGATGAGGACTTAAATCATGGCAAACAAATCCACAGTAGCGAGCGATCTGCGTCGCTTCGCTGTATTCGTCAAGGGACTGACCGACGCGGCCGATACGCTCGACCAGATGCAGTCGATGGAAGAGACGGCCATCGCTACCGAGCAACGTGTTGCTGCGGCACGGGCGGCGCTGACTGCACTGCAGGCACAGATCGCCGATGCAGACCGCGAACTGGTTGACGTGCGGGCCAAAGGTGCGGCCAGTGTCAAGGACGCCGGCAAGCGAGCACAGGACAAGACTGACGCAATGGTCGCTGCTGCCGAGCTACAGGCGACAAACATCGTCGATGCAGCACGGGCTCAAGCCGCCGAGATAATTGCGCCGGTACAGGGTCAATATGACACTCTGATCGTGCAGGTTACGTCGCTCGGCGATCAACTCGTTCGGATGACAGAAGACCGTGCGTCGCTGGCTGCTGCTATCACTGCGGCTAGTGACGACCTTGCGGCGGTGGAGGGCAAACTTGCAGCAGCGCGGGATGCCGTCGCCAAGCTGCTCGGGTGATGTGATGGCGCTGCCGACATGCCCACCCGATATATCTGACTGTCCGTCACGAACGGTCGGTGAGCGGCTGACTCACATCGAGCAGCAGTTGTCGTCGCTCACACAGTCCATAACGTCCTACATGGACAAGCAGACCGATATTGCCGTGGCGTTCCCAAAAGACCCGCATACCGGCGAGCCTGACTATGACGGCCATTGCTCTGCCCATGAACAGTGGATTGCAGAGAGTGTGGCGCGCACCGAGTTCTGGAAAAAAATGCGCTTCGAGTTGGTAAAGTGGGGGCTGCTCGGTTTCTTGGGCTGGCTGTTGGTGCAGGTTGTATGGCCGGCGCTGGCAAAGGGGCATGTGTGATGAAAGTCATCATTCGCCGTGGCAAGAGCATGCCGACCGGCACGATCGGTCGGCTAGTCGCCGAGGGCGGGTTCGCTTGCGACACCCTCGAATTGCCGTGGAAAGACAACCAGCGCGGCATGTCGTGCATCAAGGCTGATAGCTATATCGGCTGGATATGGCCTTCGCCTACATTGGGCCGTCCGGTCATTCGTCTTGAAGACAAGCACGGCCGCAAGGACTGCCTGATCCACAATGCCACATGGGCCGGTGACGTGTCGCTTGATCTGGATGGTGATGGCAATGCCGGTGATCTGATCACGCAGGTGCATGGCTGCACTGCAGTCGGCATGGGTTACGGCATGATCCAGCGCAAAGACGGTGAGCATCAGTTCGGCATCCTGTCGAGCAAGGAGACGCTGGCGCGGCTGATCGCTCACATTGGTTCCGGTCAGCATACCTTCATCTATGTGTGGGGCGAGGGGTGCGAGCCATGAGTTGGCTGCGCGAGGCAATCAGCGACAGCACGACCAACAAGGCCAGTGCCAAGCGGATTGCACTGCTGATGGCCGCGCTCTCGATGTCGGCGGCCGTGGTGATCCTGTCGCTGGCGGCGCTACTGGTCGGGCGTGATGTGGCGGCGGCGATGGGCGCAATCGCCGTGCCCTTGGCCGGCTTGGCCGGATACGGTTACGTCGGCGGCAAGACAGCCGAAATCAAACGCGATCAGGAGCCGAAATGAATCCGCTAGTGTATGTTATTGTCATAGTCGGGCTGGTAGCTACCGGTGCGGCCGGTGGCTGGAAGGCCGCCAACGATCACCGCGATGCGCTGGAACTGGCCGAATCCAAGGGCAAGTACGATGCGCTGACCGCCACAGCCCATGAGATCGCAAAAATCGACGTGCGCAACGTGACGATCAGGCAGACGCTGGAAACGCAGACACGTGAGGTGCCTGTCTATCGCGACTGCAAGAACACGCCCGAGGTGATGAAGACGATCAACGAGGCTCTGTCGGGAGGTGTGAAATGAGATACCTGCTACTCTGTCTGATGCTCACGGCATGTTCCGTTCCGGTCAAGCTGGATGTCGGCAATCCTGTCGCTGTGTCGTCGTGCCCCGAACGACTGTCGCCGCTGGTCGACGATACGTTCGGCGCGACGGTCAATAAGCTGGTCGAGGTGACCGGCATCTATTTCAAATGTCGTACCGCTGCTGTAGGCACAACCAAGGAGTAATCGTCATGCCAAAGTCAACTGATGCCTGTAACCGAATCCTCAACCTGCTGTATCGCGCAACCGCGTGGGCAAACGTAGCGGACAACGCTGCTGCTGCGCCATTCACTGATGTCTATGTGGCGTTGCACACAGCAACTCTGACGGCGGCAACGAACTCGCAGGCCGAGAACGAAGTTGCTTACACCAACTATGCGCGACAGGCCGTCACTCGCGGGGCTGGCTGGTCAGCCGGTTCTGGCGGCTCCACCGACAACGCGGCGCTGCTTCAGTTTCCGCAATCCGGTGCAACAGGCGCAACTTTGGCTGCTGTATCGACTGGTACGGTGGTTACAGGTGCGACGGCGGTCTGGCACTACGGCACGCTCAACAGTCCGATCACCATCGGTGCAGCGGCGAGTATCACGCCGCAGTTCCTCGCCAACGCCTTAGTAATCACCGAAACGTGATGCGTTGGCTCGACAAGTATCCGTATCTCTACAACTGCGCCGAGTGTGGCGCGAAGGTCAAAGTAACCAAGGACAAGGTGACACGAACATGCAACCACACGACAGCAACAATCAATGCCCCGCGCAAGAGCCTATTGACGGGCGACGGGACGCTGAACGGAGTCCCGTGGAAGCTGCGGATCGACTGGCACCTGCGCCGATTCCTGACGTGGCTAACAGGACGGTGTGTCTGAGTGCGAAGTTGATCGGCAGCGGTAAGGCGGCGGGATGAGCGGTTTCCGCACCGTCGGAGAGTTCGCCAACGCTGATCTGCTCGGTCAGTGTTGGATCACGCAATTCCGAAAGGCCGTAGCGTCTGCGGCCACGACGACGAATGCGTGGATCGACTACAGCTATTTCGCCGGCAGTCCTGCGGCAAACTTCTATGCGTCGTCGCCATCTGTTGCTGCGCTCGTTGAGGCGTCTCGCGGTATCTACGTTCCGACTGTCGCCCCGGCTACGCAGCATCTGAAATCCATGATGGTGATGACAGCCAACACATCCACAGCGGTCAATGCTCGTCAGCGATTGGTGCTGTGTGACTACCTGCTGTACTACCCGTTCATCGACACGGATGCTATCGGCGAAAAGCAGTTGATGGACAACACAGTCCCGCTGCCGCGATACACCAGCGGACGGGTGATTGCTGTTGCTCAGTCTGCCGCTTCTGCCATTGGAACATTCACATTTACCTACACCAATCAAGACGGTGTGGCGGGCAGGGTGAGCCAAGCGAGCCGTACGTTCATCGTCGCGGGTGGCGGACAGGTCGTGTCGGCCAATGGTGTCGGTGCGAGCTACAACCCATACCTGCCGTTGCAACTCGGAGACACGGGCGTTCGGTCGATTGAGTCCGTGACCTTCACTGCGGCAGGCGGCGGGCTGATGGCGCTAGTGATCGTCAAGCCGCTGTTCAATGGATATGTCACGCAGGAATGCCGTACAACAACTGGTGTTGCCTATGGTGCCGCCGATGAATTCATGTCGTTGATTCACTCAGCAGGTGCTCCGCAGATCAAAGACGGTGCGGTGTTGAATTTCTTTGCCGAGGGAACAGCGGGATCACTCGCGTCGTCCATGTTGGTCGGCGTCCTTGAAACGGTTTGGAACTAGGAGAACAAAATGGGCTGGCCTTCACAAGATGATCTAATCAATCAACTGACCGTCAATGGCAAGGGTGATACGGTCACGACGACCAAGACGCTCGCTGCTGCGCAGTTGGCTGGTGCATGGACTTTGCTGGCAGGCCATGCAGGGTATCCACCTGCTGCGACCTTTACCGGCGCAGACCTGACTTACGTTCCAACGGACGATACGTGGTCGGAAGGCACGATCTACACGGGCGGTGATGTCTCGACGGCGACCAAGCATTTCCTGACTGCCGGTGGGTGTGCGGTCGCTGCGGCTGGTGCGCCGTGGTACATCATGGCGATTGACCTTGTGGGCTTCGTCCCGCTGTCCGGTGCGAACGTATCGAGCACTGGTGCAAAGACGGTGACCATGACTGCTATTGGCTCCGGCGCTGGCAAGGGTGACCGCTATGCCGCAGGTGCCGGACTCAGGATGTTCGTTGCGGCAGATACGGCGCTCGGCGTGAATGCCCCGACCTGCATCGTTGCGTACAAGAACACAGCGGGTGTTTCGCACAACACGACGACATTTACTTCTACCGCATCGGTTCCGGTGGGTGGATTGTTGAACACGGGCGCTGCAGCGAACAAGTACAACCCATTCCTTCCTCTTGCTGCCGGCGATACCGGCGTATCGGACATTGAAACGCTGACATGGGCTGGAACCGCACATGCATCGGGTACGGTGATCATCGGCCTGTGCAAGCCGCTCTGGACGCTGCCGCTGCCAGCAACCGGCCTCTACAACAAGATGGACTTGGTGAATGCCATGCCGTCGATGCGGCAAATCAAGGACGGAGCGAACCTTCAGTTCCTCCTGTTCCAGACCGGCGCGACGACATCGGCTGGCACGGTCAATGTCGACTTTGACTACGGCTACGGCGGCTGATCATGGACAAGCAAATACTTGAACTGGTCAAGGACTTCGCGCAGTGGCAGGGCAACACGTTCACCCTTGCCAATCTGATCGTTGAGGCGCAGAAAGAACTGGACCGGCAGAAGTTGATTGACGCCGGATTCCCAGAGGCTGCGGAGGCGCTCTGATGGGCCTGCGCTGCAACGGCTACCAGTTCGCGTCTTGCGGGATGCAGTATTTCGGAGCGACTGCGTCTCTGAGTGCATACCCATCGGCATTGCAGAAGAACTTTTCGCAGACCGGTCGAATCAGGAACATCACGGCGGGGGAGGGAATCACTAGCGGACTGGTTGGCATTCCTTCTGGCTACCGCCACCCTGCCGCATGGATGATGCCACAGAAGCCGGGGCTGCTGGCCGCTCGCAATACGGCCATCGGTAGCGGTGGTGTATCCAGCGCCACCATGCAATCCGGCTATAACATCGCCGCAGGTATCTCTGGTGCTGGTGACATTCCCGGTTGTGACATCGGTTTGATCGTAGCGATTGCGGCGACCATTACAGCCAGCGGTGATATCAGTTCAGCAGATGCAACGGCACTGGCGACAATGGTCGCGACCATCACTGGTTCGGGTGACATTGCCGCGACGGCAGCAGGATTGGCTGACCTTGGCGCGACCCTTGCGGGCGCGGGTGTGGTCGTCGCTGGCAACACTGCGCTGATGGACATTGCAGCGACTATCCGTGGCTATGGTGACCTGACGCCGGAAGGTCTGCGCGATGCCGTCTGGACTGCTGTGCTGGCGAACTACCCGGACACCGGCACGGCAGGTCTTGCACTGACCAACGCTGGCGCAGGTGGCAATCCGTGGTCGGCAATCATCGAGAGCGGGCTGACGGCGGAAGAAATTCTACGCATCGTTGCGGCCGCACTTGCTGGCAAGGTCAGCGGCGCTGGCACCGGTACGGAAACCTTCGTCGGTCTTGACGGCACGACGAATCGTATCGTCAGCACGGTGGATAGCAGTGGTAACAGATCGTCGGTAGTGGTCGATGGCACTTAGTCACTTTGCCGCTCTGCACTTCGGCGCTAGGCAGTTCATCGCGCTGGCCGGGGAGCGAGGTTTTGTTGAAGCGATGCAGGACTACATCGTCCGTGCCCGCCGTCATTGCCGGCGATAGCCGGAACCTATTGACCGTAAGACCGCAATAGTTTATAACTATCAACAGTTTTGGAGCGCCCCTGATGGACGACCAGCAACAGCAACCTGCCGATGAGGAAAAGAACAAGCGTCTAGCCGCGCTGGCAGGGCGTCTCGTCGATCTTCGCAAGGAAGCCGTCGAGGGGCGTAAGTCATCCGGTATCGAGGATGTCTGGAAGGCTGCCGAGGAAGCGTACCTTGGCATTGATGATGTCAATCGCTCGCAGTGGGAAAAAGCACAGTGGGCCAAGCCGACATCAATGCAGGGGCCGCTGACCCGTGCGACGACCGGTGACGGTACGGACAACCGCAGCACGGTGTTCATTCCGCTGACCGCACGTTACGTCGACGCTGGTCATGCAAAAGTATCCGAGCTTCTGCTGCCGATGGACGACAAACCGTTCGCGTTCGATCCGACGCCAGTCCCTGAGTTGATCGCCGCTCGGGACATGCTCAAGCAGGTCATGCAGAACGGTGGTGAGTTGCCGCCGCAGCAACCACAGCCGATAGCACAGGCTGTCGCGCCAGACAGCTTAATGACACAGCAGCCGGCCGCCAGCATGCAGCCGGTACCGCAGACCCCACAAGATGCGTTTGCCGCCGCCAAGGACGCTGTAGCCCGCGCCACGACTTCAGCCAAAGCCGCAGAGAAACGTATCTACGATTGGATCGTCGAAGCGAAACATGCAGTAGAGATGCGCAAGGTGCTATTCGACTCGGCGCGTATCGGCGTCGGCATCCTGAAGGGTCCGTTCGTTGAGGCGCGTACCTCCACTGCGCTGACAAAGGACGAGCAGGGCAACGTCGCGATCGAGATCAAGAAGGAACGCAAGCCCGGTGAACGTCAGGTTGATCCGTGGAATTTCTTCCCCGATCCGGCGTGCGGCGAGGACGTGACAAAGGGGTCGTACTGCTTCGAGCGCGACTATATGTCACCGGCACAAGTCAAGAAACTGCCTGCTGTCGGCGGGTACCTGCCGGATCAGATCGAATTGGTTCTCGATGAAGGCCCGTCGAAGTGCTATCTGACTGAAGACGGGCAGCGCAATCCGAGCGCCATTGATGACCCGAAGATCAGGGCGAAACGGTTTGAGCTTTATCACTTCTACGGCGAGATCAGTGCCGAAGATTTGATGGTGGCGAACGAGAATCTCGCCAGCAAGGTTGCCAAGCGCGAGACGTATCACGTCACTGCCACGCTGATCAACGAGCGCGTCGTGCGCGTCGTGCTGAATCCGCTCGATACCGGCCGCATGCCGTACCGTGTGTTCCCGTGGCGTCGTCGCTCCGGTCATTGGGCTGGTGTCGGTATTGCCGAGCAGTGCTCGCCGGCACAGGTGATGTGCAACGGTGCCACGCGCGCCATGCTGACGAATGCCGGCCAGT